AGTTATAGTACCACCTAATGCAGTAGCTGTTGAATTAGAACCATCACTTACAGTAATTGTAGAGTTGGCAAGTTTAGCATTAGCTATAGAACCAGCTAACATATCGTTAGTAATATCACCAGTACCAACAACTAAATCAATAGTACCATCACTATCTTCGTAAGTAGCTCCAATACCTGTTTCAGTATTGCTGGTAAACATAGCTCCTACTGTATCTTGAACAACTTCTGTTAAGTCTATATTAGCAGTACCATCAAAAGATACACCATGAATAGTTCTAGCAGTTTCTAAAGCTGTAGCAGTAGCTGCGTTACCAGTAATATCACTTGAAGTAAGTGCAAGTGTTCCTGTAGTAGCAGGTAAAGTTACTGTAACATTTCCAGAGTAAGCTGAGTGTGCTGCAGCTTGTAATCTAGTGTAGTGAGCATTTGAAGACTCACAATAAAAATCTACATAAGATTGTGTACCACCATTTTTAATAGAGATAGCACCTTGAGAAATCTGTACTCCATTAGTAGAACCACCACCAATTCCTAATGAAGTTGTAATTTGAGCAGCAGCCGGAATACCTATAGTTACGGCATTACCTGTAGCTGATGTTTCTATTTCGTTTGATGTACCACCAATAGTTAAAGTTTCACTATCTAAGTCAATCGCAATAGTTCCGCTATCAGTTGTTACATCTAAGTCTTCTGCAGTTAGTTGTGTATCTACATAAGCTTTAACAGATTGTTGAGTTGGTACAAGCGTTGCAGAGTTTGAAGACATGTCATCTTCATCTACAAAAGCTGTAATAGTTATTGTGCCATCTGATAAAGAACCATAAGTAACTGTGCCTGTTGTAGTAATAGCAGACGAACCGTTATCTATCGCACCAAAGCCACTTGTAATGCTACCTGCGTTTAGTGCTCCAACAGTTGTAACATTAGAAAGTGTATCAAGAGCAGACTCAAAATAAGTTTCAAAGTCTGTTAATGCAACTTGTACCATAGTACCGTTGTCGTTTACTACTACTCTATCAGCATCTGCAAGTGTAGTAGATGTAGCAGAAGTATCACCATCTACAATATTTAATTCTGAAACTGTAGAAGTAATACCATCAAGTGCATTTATTTCTGCTGCAGTTGCAGTTACACCATCAAGTATATTTAACTCAGCAGTAGTAGAAGTAACTCCATCAAGTAAATTTAATTCTGTAGCAGTTGCAGTAACTCCATCAAGGATGTTAAGTTCAGCAGCAGTTGAAGTAATTGCTGTACCATTAAAATTAATACCATCTAAGTAAGCTACACCATCAACATATAAATCTTTCCACTCTTGAGAAGAACTTCCTAAGTCGTATGTGTTGTCTGTATTAGGGATAATATTTGAGTTAACATCTGCACCAAAGACTACATTATCGTCTGCTGCATCACCCATAGTAATTGTACCACCATTAAAAGTTGTAGTACCTGTAACTGTTAAGTTACCACCTACATCTACATTACCTGTAGTAGTTATGGAGTCAGTAAAAGTATCTTTAAAACGTAATGATGTTGTTCCTAAATCTATATCGCTATCAGTAACAGGAACAATAGCACCGTCTTGTATTCTAATTTGTTCTACGGCAGCAGAAGAAACTTCTACATAAAATCCTACTCTATTGTTAGAGCTATCAATCTCTACCTTGTTTAAAAAGTCTAAGTCACCAATTTTAAATATGTTACCACCTTGTCCAGCAGTACCATCGTGTCTGTGTCCAGTAGAACTAGCACTACTAGAAGAATATGCGAAAGCATTTACTAATTGATTATATTCATCATTAAACAAAGCTGCGGTAATAGTATCACCGTCTGCAAAAGTACTTTGTCTTATATAAGCTTGTGCCATAATTATCTCCTACCTGAAGGTATAAAGTCTACATAAAGTCCATTAACTGTGTAGCTTGGTTTTGTATCATTACTTGTTACTGTAAAATTATTACTTGTACCACTGCCTTGTAATGGTACTCTTATCATTGGATTATTTTGTCCAGCAAATTTGTTTGTGTTAAATACTGCATCACCAAATAAAGAAGGTGGGTTTATAACTCCTAAGTCAAATAAATCTGTTGGTTGTGGTACATCAGTACTGTTATAGTCAAATTTAATTTGTACATCAGGTTCTACAATACCTTCTGTTGCCATAGAAACTCTAAGATAATGTAAAGTTTTTAAAGTTCCTAAATCACCATAATCATAATCTGGTGTGGTATATCTTGCTAAGATTTTAGTGCCGTCAAAGTCATCACCAGTATCGTGCTGATAAATATTGCCATTAGTATCACCATGATAATATTGCTCAATGCCGTCACTATCAAAACCAGAACCAATAGCAGTAACTTCTAATCCTCTAGTTTCTGACCACTCAAAACCATTAGGTCTTAGTGTGCCAATAATTCCTCTTTGGGTACTATCAGCAGCTCCAGTATTTGTGTAGAATAAACGGTACTGTGACTTTTCTCTTAATACTACACTAGTTATTGTATAAAGATTTACAGTTTCTGCTAAGTCACTAACAATATTTTGTATATTACTACTAACAGTTCCTAACTCCACATCTCCAATTCTTGCTGTACCAGCTACTGTTCTTAATCCATCTGGTGCTAAAAATATCAAGTCACCAGCAATCTCTTGAATACTATGACCACTTAAACAACCTACGTTTTTAGTAACTGGTACTACAGCTATCGTACTAGAATTGTTTATATTCTGTAGTTTAAATATTGAGTTTTCACAAAATATAAATAATTCGTTACGGAAACTTTTAATACCTTTTATTTGGTCTTCTAAAGCAATCGAGCCAGAACCAGTGCTAGTAAAATCTGTTGGGTCTAAAGTACCACTAAAAAATACAGTATTTAAATTATCTTCAACTCCAGCAGCTATTAAGTGTTTGTCATGTACTGTTACATACTCAACTGACTTTGTGCCGGTTACTGTTATTTCACCAGCAAAAAAAGTTCTAGTATTTATGTTAGCACCTGTGCCTTCCATTCTAAAAAAGAAAGGTTCGTTAGCTCCATCAGAAATAATTAATGTACCATAATCTGATGTTGCACTTTCAAACAAAGCAAACTGGCATTGTCCTTGTCCAGTTCTAGCAGCAACACTACGACCTGTAAAAGCTGTATGATTATCACCACTACTAGCAACACTAGCTCTATTTATTTCTAACCAACTTGTACCAGTCTGACTAAAATAAATACTTGTACCTGCACAAACAACTACACCATCGGCATAAGGTATTGCACCTAAGATAGTTGTTGAACCACCTGTAGGTTGTACAGCACTACCGCCACCAAACTTTGTAAAACCATTGATACGTCTGTAACCACCCTTGGTAGAAACTTCAAAGTTTCTTAGTTCAGTTGCTACACCGGGAGTTTTAAGTAAGTCAATAGCATTTGATGAAGTCACTAGACCTCCAGCACATGCTACTGTGTAAGGTTGACTTCTACTCATTTATTTTACTTTCTAGTTCCTCTACTTTTGCTGTTAGTTCTTGGATTGCTTTTACTAAATGTCCTACAATACCTGTAGTATCTACTGCCATATCTTTTTGTCCATCTGTGCCTGAAACTACATTTGGCATTGCTTCTTGTACCTCTTGAGCAATAAATCCTACTTTTGTTGGAGTAACATCATTTTCTCCCAGAGGTATCATATTAAATTTTCTAACCCTTAACTGTTTTACCTTATCTAGTGAAGGTTCGGGTATGTCTACAATATTTTCTTTTAAATCTCTATCAGAAACACTGCTACCTGCAAAGTAATAGTTTCCTTGTCCATAAACTCTAAATAAGTAATCAGAAGCCCAATGACTAATGTGAGCAAAGTTGTCATTAGACCCACTAGATACCCAGTGATAACCTAAGTATCCTGTATTTTTTGTAGAACCTAATTTTCCTACTGCAAAAAGAACGTTATTATTCGCAGTTGTATTTGGTGCAAAAAATTCTCCAACATGATTGAAAGCACTCGTTCCATCGTGTTCAACTGTAATACCTGTACTTGAGGTATGAACATCTAACGTACCACCCGGACTCGAAGTGCCAATTCCAATTTTACCAGCAGAAGTAATTCTCATTCTTTCTGATGTAACACCTCCAGAAGCCTGAGTATGAAAAGCTAAATCAATATCATCTGTACCGTCTTTTTTAGCTGTAACAGAAATTACATCACTACTTTGACTAAATTTTAAATTTGCTATTGAAGCAGCTCCTATTTGAACTCCACCAGAAGAATCAATTCTCATTTTTTCTGACAAAGTGCCATCTTTTCTTGTTAGAAAAAGTAAGTCTGCTGTTCTATTGGCAGTAGTTGAAAAATCTTCTATTGCTTCACATTTGATTGTTGCACCTGTAATATTGTTTGCCGGTGCAAAAACTACACTTGCAGTATTTCCAGTTGTAGCATTTGTATTTGTTATAAAAACATTAGTAGTTGTAGCATGTGTACTTCTTAAATATACTGCTTCATCACTTGAACTAGTCACATCTAAAGTTGTAGCTGGGCTAGTAGTACCAATTCCAACTTTTTCATTACTATCAATAGTTATAGCCGTTGCATCAGAGCTATCAGAAACTCCTGTGTCTAATAAACTTCTTGAAATTTTTGTTAGTGCCATACTAGTCTCCTAAAGTATTTTGAGCATCCATCATTTCTTGATAAGCTGTTTTAACTTCATCAGTCCAGACAGCATTACAGATAGCTTGAATTTTTGCATCTTCTCCAGAGATGTCAGTGTCTTCCCAAGTATCACCATTTTTAACACTTGGTTCTACAACATGTCTATGAAAAGAACGATTAAGTTCATTACCATCTTCTACTATTTTAGTAGCAGTTCTAACTTGTACTTGACCCATTTCAAGCACTTCAATTTTATCTACTACTGTTTCTTTTGTTATTGCCATTTTTTACCTCGTTAAAAGTTAAGCTGTTCTATAAAAAGCTTGAAATATAAAAAGTTGATTGCCACTTACTTTATTATATAAAATATTATTAGTCACCGATGAAGAACCTGAACCATCTATTCTATGAAAATATATATAGGTAGCATTTGCTGGAATTAAAGGACCACCAAACTCAGTATAATCTTCGTTATATGTGTATTGAATACTACCACCTCCGTATGCAGTTTGGTTAGCTGAAGTGTAAGGTAATCCACCTATTTGAAATTGATTTGTGTTATTTTGTGTATCACCAGCTAAATAAGCTTCAACCATTACTAACTGACCTATTTTAGTATAACGTGCTCCGTAAACTGATGATGCTGCAACTCCTGCAAATGTAGGTGTCCAAGTACCTTCTTCATAATCGTCTAATAAAGCACTAGTAGCTGAACTTGAGTTAATACCAGTCGGTGTACTTTGAAAATCAATACCCATTCCATTTGGAAATCTTAATCCTTCATGTGTAAATCTTGCTCTTTCAGCAAGAGTACCACCTGAGTCTGCTGTAGAAACATATAGTTCTCCATGTCTATTAGTATCTGCATTAGGAAAAACAGTTTGCAACATAGTTGCTGTTCCTTGATTTGTTTGAAAAGCAATCGCTATAGCAGAATCATCTGTTGAAGAATTATTTTTTAAAGTAAGTGCTACGTTTGCATCAGCAAATATACCACCACTATCTGATGAAATTTGAATATGTAAAGGAGCTGCTGGACTTGTAGTACCTATACCAACTCGTTCACTACTGTCTATAGTAATAGCCGTTGCATTACTACTATCAATAATTCCGGGGGTACTTGATAATTCTGCAGGTATTTTAGTTGTCATTCATATCTCCTAGTAATAAAGTCGGTCATCTACCATAGTTCTTGGGGTAGGATTAATTAAACTTGACTTCATGTGTTTTAATGATTTTTTGTAATCTTCTAAAGCAAATGCAGCTTGTTGTGGACTTTCTTTAAATTGCCACACATAGTATCTAACTCTAGCTGTAATTACATTACTGTATTGTTCTGGAAAAACTATTTCATCACCAAAAGCACTTAATGCTGTTGGTCTATTAAAAGCATAAAAATGTATATTATAAACTTTGTCTGGTATTGGACTTAATCCAAACTTTCTACTGTCTGGGGATTTAAATACATATTTAGGCTCACCATGAGCTTGTGTATCTGCATCATCTGCATTTTCTGAGTCTCTTAAAAATCTTCGCCATTCTTCAAGGTTAATATGTTTTAACCCATTAGAAACAAACGGAGCTGACTCTCCAGAAACATTAATTGTGGTAATATAAAAATCATCCCAATCAATAGATGCAAAGTCTGTAGCTAAACTAGAACTACCATCTTTT